ATTCAGAAGAATCTTTGAAGAAAGCAAAAGAAACTAAAGACAAAACATTTTGTGAACCAATTTGGATATGGAGAAAAATTTGAGTAATACATTATGGGTAGAGAAGTATCGGCCTAGTAACCTAGATACTTACATTGGGAACGACCATCTCAAGGAAAAAGTATCTGTTTATCTAGAGAGTGGAGACTTACCACACCTTTTATTATATGGTAAGGCTGGTACAGGTAAGACCACTCTCGCTAAAATACTAGTCAAGAACATTGAATGTGATTATCTTTACATCAATGCTTCTGATGAAAACAATGTGGATACTGTTAGAAACAAGGTCAAGAACTTTGCTTCCACTATGGGTTTTAAGGACTATAAGATAATAATCTTAGATGAGTGTGATTACATTACACCAAATGCACAAGCTGCTCTTCGTAATCTTATGGAGACATTCTCTAAACATTGTAGATTTATTCTAACTTGTAATTTTGTAGAAAGAATAATTGACCCGATACAATCTCGTTGTCAATCGTTTCAGATAATACCACCATCAAAAAAAGAAGTTGCTAAACATGTTCATGGTATCTTACTAAAAGAAAATGTTATGTCAAACATGGAAGACTTAAAGGTTCTAATTGATAGTGGTTATCCTGATATTCGTAGAGTTATTAATGTAGCACAACGAAATGTTGTCAAGAATAAACTAAAGTTAGACACTACAAGTATCATACAGAATGATTACAAGTTAAAGTTGTTAAAGATATTAAAGACACAAGATAAAAAGACAGCTTTCAAAGACATCAGACAACTATTATTAGACAATAAGATTACAGACTTCGCTGATTTATTTAGATTATTATATGATAAAGTAGATGATTGGGGTAAAGGTCATGTTGCAGAGTGTATCTTGATTATTGCAAAGTATGAGTTATCAGATAGTCAAGTAGTTGACAAGGAAATAAATGCTATGGCTATGTTAATAGAATTATTAGGAGTGATAAAATGAGTACAAAACCAATGAAACCAATAAAACCACCAAAAAAAGAAATACATTTTGAGGATACAGAATCCATAAAATGTGATGAGTGTGGTAACTATTCTTTTATTAAGTCTTACTTTATAAGAAGAATATCACCAATTGTATCACCAACTGGTCAAGAGGCGATGATACCAATTGAAGTGTTCAGTTGTGGTAATTGTGGTAAAGTACCAGACTCAATGATGCCTAAAAATGACAGTTAAAAAGAAAAGTCTGTTCGACCACATAAATCAGATAACATCAGTTCAGAATCCTAACTATTGGGATGAGATATCTGATGAGGATAAAAAGTCTTGGTCAAATTATATGGTGAACAGATTTCTATCCATGAAGCCAGAGTGGATGGGTTTAGTAAATGAATTACAAAAATATAACTTAGAACCAAAAGAGTTATATAAACTATATACCAATGTTTTACCAAAGGGTAAACAATGGTTAAAATACGTAAAGGGGAAAAATGATATGAGTTATCCAGAATGGTTAGTTAATATTGTCAGAAACAATGATGAGTGTAGTAGAAAAGAAGCTGTAGAATCTATAGATATGTTGATGCTTACAGAAGGTGGTATGATGGAACTAGGTGAGTTAGGTAGAAAATGGGGAATAGAAGAAAGACGAATTAAAGAAGCAGGTCTTAATGTTGTTGGTAGTATTAATGACGGAAATTTATAAAAAAACTCTTGACTTATATACGCTTTTTTGTGTATATTTAACTGTAAATTGGAGAGATATATGAAGGTTATAAACGATACACCTAAAGGAACTCCTAAAGAGGATAAAGATGTTATCTCGTATATGGAAAAAAAATATCCTAATATGACATCGGAGTTCCAAAAGATACAAAGAGAACAATATGAACTCTTTCTACACAAACAACACGACTATGGCCCACAGAATATAGCAGTCGGTCAGATGTTGGTAAATGAAGAAGAGAAGAGATTGTCTCTTATGGGTATTTGGTTTAGGATAAATGATAAGGTAGAACGTATTAAAACAATACTGATGAGAGGTGACAATGGTTCTCTCGAAGGTGAAGGTTTGGTAGATAGTTATAGTGACATATCTAACTATGGGGTTATGGCACAAGTTGTTGCAAGAGGAAAGTGGGCTAAGTGAAGAGGATAAGTTATAGTCAGTATAGTCAATGGGATGTATGTCCTCACAAGTGGAAACTAAATTATATAGATAAACTAAGTGAGTTCACAGATAACATACATACTTTATTTGGTACATCGATGCATGAGGTATTACAAACATATCTTACGGTCATGTACAATGATACCATAAAGATGGCAGACGCACTACCACTAGAAAAGATGTTACTTCATAGGATGAAATACAACTACACCAATGCCATGGAAAAGAATGGTGGTGAGGTAATATGTGAACAGAGTGATATGGAAGAGTTCTACAAACATGGGTTGTCTATCTTAGATTGGTTTAAGAAGAGAAGACAAAACTACTTTAGTAAAAAAGGTTATGAACTAGTTGGTATTGAGGTTCCAATAAATTATGACTTACCTAATGATATAAAGTTTATTGGTTATATTGACGTTTTACTTTACGATAAGGTTAGAGATAGGTACAAAATTATTGATATAAAAACATCTACTATGGGTTGGAATAAATACATGAAGGCTGACAAGAATAAGACAGACCAACTATTATTGTATAAACAATTCTATGGTGCTCAACATGACATATCATTAGATAAGATTGATGTGGAATATTTTATTGTTAAAAGAAAACTTTATGAGAAGGTAGATTTTCCACAGAGAAGGGTTCAGACATTCAGTCCAGCCAATGGCAAACCAAGTATCAACAAGGTGGTAAATAATCTAAATCAGTTTCTACAAGAATCTTTTATTGATGGTGAATACAATATGGAACATACTTATATAAAAAGGCCATCTAAAAAGAATTGTAGGATTCATAAAGATGATATTAAGTATTATCTAACTTTATGGTATCGTGATGGTTCCATATCATCAGACGATATACAGAAGTTTTTGGTAAAGTATGAAAACGATTTACATTTAAAAACTAAAATAGTGGTAGATAATAAACTACATAAAAATGATTTTATTTGGTATGATATTACTAAGAGAGAAGACATCAATCATAAACAACAGATAAGGTTTCAATACGTATTTAGTGATAAAAAACAATTGTTTGATGGGATAGAAAAGTTTCATTCCACCGCTAAATTTTGTCTATCAGATAAACCAACAAAAAAACAAAAGAGAAATGACTACGAGGATTAAAATAGGAATAGTTGGTAGTAGAAGTTATACCAATAAAAAGAAAATAAAAGATTTAATATTTGAAATAAAAGAAAAGTATGGAAATGAAGTTGAAATAGTAAGTGGTGGACAAAAAGATGGTGCAGATGGATTAGCTAAAAAATATGCTCTAGAGTTTGATATGAAGTACGTAGAGTTTCCACCGTCACATTATAATCATAATATGCATTGTATTAGACCAAGAGGAGAATATAATAAACCATATTATGTTTCAAACTATTTTAAAAGAAACAAACAGATAGCAGAATACTCTAACATTATAGTTGCTTTTATACCAGATGGAATTGAGTCTAGAGGTACAATGGATACCATAGGACACGCTGAGAAGTTAAAAAAGTTGGTAAAAATAATTAATTAGTATATATTTATATATGTATATACAAGAGGTTTTATATGAAATACAAACTAACATCGGTAAAATTACTAGAAGATTTATATAAAAAGTTTAAATACAAATCTTTAGTAGATGAATTTACACTACAAAAACTAGTCAATAGGTCTATGGATTTATATCTTATAGATGATGATTTTAGAAATCAAATAAACGAATGGAAAAATCTTAAACCAAGTGGGAGTAGGCTATGAGAAAAGATATAATTGAAGCTAGTAAACTTCATTTTAAATCTCACATTGAGAAACACAGAATCAATGTAGAAAACCTTTTAGAGAAGGGTGTTGGTGTCGCGGAACATCCTGATATTATGGAGACGGTAGAAAAAGAATTAGATATTATCGCTGAATATCACGATAAACTTGAAGTTTTAAAACATTATTTTCCACTAAAAAATAGTGGTAGTAAAGAGGTTATACATGGATAAGAAAAAAATATTATTACTATCAGATGATTTGAGAATGTCATCTGGTGTTGGTACGATGTCTAAGGAGTTTGTTTTAGGAACTCTTAAACATTATGATTGGGTTCAAATTGGTGGTGCTATAAAACATCCTGATGAAGGTAAAATAATTAACATGAATGATTCAATACGAAAAGAACTTGGAGTTAAAGACGCCAATTTAACCATATATCCAGTTAGTGGGTATGGTTCACAACAATTACTACGAGAGGTTATGTCTAGAGAAAAACCAGATGCTATACTTCACTATACAGATCCTAGATTTTGGGGATGGTTGTATGAGATGGAACATGAGATTAGACAGAATATTCCAATATACTATTACAACATTTGGGACGATTGGCCAGCTCCACAATATAATGAAAATTTTTATGAGTCTTGTGATCTGATTATGAATATCAGTAAACAAACAGTTGCTATTGTAAAGGAAGTTGCAAAGAAAAAACCAAGAACAGATTGGGATTGTACTTATCTACCACATGGTATAGATGAAAAACAGTTCTATC